CAGATGTTCTCTGTGTTCCTCCTTCTGTTGCTCATACCAAGCGTAAATCTCTTTCGCTGTGGTCCTCACAGGCTCGGGCACCGCGACCATGCTTACTTCTCCCAGGGCTTCTTAGCGGGGCTTGTGGGCACGTTCAAAACTTCATAACCAGAGTAATTTTTGGTTGGACTCGTCACCACCTTACGCGGAGCCGATGACGCGGACGAATAGCCCATGACCCGGTTGCGCGTGGTGTCCTTGCGGTCGATGTCCAGCGTCAGGGTGAACGGAATCTCAAGCAGTTGATCCGTGTCCTTCAGCGGGACTTGGCCTAGCGCGGTGGCAAGCTGGTTAAGCTGCGACCGGGCGATCTGGACCGTCTGTTCGGACGGGTTGTTGATGTTCAGGCGTTCCCAAATCTTGCGACCGGAAAAGTCCCCGTCCATGATCTCAATGGTGAGTTCGATATACTCCCCGTTGCCCGCCTTGGTCGGCTTGACTTCGGTGGAAGTCACGCAGGCGGTATAGTCGCCGGGAGGCAGCGGTTCCCAACCGGAGCGGATGGGCTGTGGCTCATAGGCGGTAACGTCAAAGTCGATTGCAGGCATGGTTTTCTGGTTCCTTAGTTGATTGCGGCTTCGAATTCATCCCAGGCCATAGGGATATGGTCGGGAAGGCTATAGCGGTTTTTCGCCATGTAGGCGGGGCGCTCATTGGTGTAGAGCAACCTTTCGCCGGTCGAAATCCCGCGATTGCTGGTTTTGGAAAACCCAACGTCGTCTTTCTTGACGAGGGTCTTGTAGTTGCCGAACAGCACCGCGTCGGCCCATTCCCGCAGGATGGCGCTAGACCGATCCTGTAGCTTGGGCTGATAGCGGTCATAGGGCTCGACTTCGGGGCTGTCGAAACGCTTGATGGCGCAATGCGCGATCACGATGACGGCCATCTTGCGGTCATTGCGGAGGGCGTTGAGGCCATCCAGAATTTCCCGCCAGCGGTTTGTCACCAGCACCGCACCCTTACCATAGGCGAGGTCTTTGGCGTCATGCTTGGCTTCGACTTCCTGCCATATCATGTTCTCAAGCCAGTCGGCTGAGTCTAGGACCACGGTGCGGAATTCGTGCGCCTCGCTGTAGAGCGTCCCGATAGCCTCCAGAACGTCATTAGACGAACGAGCAATCGGGAAGTGATCGACCTTAAGCGAGCCCAGGCCGTCCTCGGTCAGAATGAAGACAGGGTTGGGAGCCCCGGCGGCAAAGGTGGTCTTGCCGATCCCCTCCACGCCATAGAGCATGACGCGGGGGGCGGCAATGGCTTCGGATTTGCGGATGGATTTGAGGTCAAAGGACATCGACGGTGATCCCGGTTTTGGCTGGCTTGACGGTGATGTGTTCGGACATTTGGCGGTAAAGATCGGGGCGCATTTCGCGGATTTTGCGGATTTGCGGCTCGTTCAGTTTGGGCTCGTATTTGATGACTTGGAATTGCTCGGGCCATTGTTCGGTGAGTTCGTGCAGCGGCTCAAATTCGGCTTTGTAGGTCAGCTTTCCGATGACGGTGATTTTGTGCGTGGGCAGGGTGTGTGTTTCGCGGCCTTCTTCCTTGGCTCCGGTTATGGCGATGATGTCGGCTTCGATTGCGACGCGATGGGCGTTGGCTTCGATTTCGGCGGTCTTGGCTTTCACCCATGCGGAGGCGAGGGCCTCCAGGGCTGTTTCACGGTTTGACATTGGTTTCTCCTTCCAATGACCGAACCCTAGTCGCCCCCGTTTGGCGTGTCCAGACATTTTTTGCACAAATCGCTATTGCAGAAAATGCGCTTCCGGGCCTAGTGTGTGTGAAAGGAGATTTCCCCATGAATTCGATCCTAGGGCGTGAACAGCCCGCATACGATGTCGTCACTATGCTCGGCGGCGTCACCAAGGCCGCGACCATCCTGAACACCTATCCATCTACCGTATCGCGGTGGTTGCAACCCACAAGTAAAAAGGGCTCTGGCGGCAAGGTTCCGCTTAAGTATTGGAAGCCCATCCTAGATTATGCAGAGCAACATAAAATAAAGATCAGCCTTGAAACGCTGTTCAAGGGTTAACCCGTGGACAACAGCGAGTTTCTGCAACACGTCTATGGCGATTTGGGCGACGGCTACGGCTGGACGACTAGCTTTCGCGCCGACCCGAATGCCGCCGATGTCACAATGTGGGGCGGCAAAGCATGGCGGGCGACTGAGGCCCAACAGCGGCTAATTAACAGCCGGTCGGAAGATAACAATTTCTTCTGCGTCTCTGCCATGAAGGGCAAGGAGATTGCGCGGCGTAAGACACACTTTCACAGGCTATGCGTTCTCGTAGCCGACGATGCCGACATGACCGGCTTGGGGGCGCACCCTAGTTATGTAATCGAAACCTCACCGGGCAAGTTCCAGATTGGCTGTCTGATCGACGCGGATGATCCCGATGCTCGCGACCCGGCATTGATCGACCGCATCATGCAGGCAATGGCCCTGGACGGACTCGTTAAAGCGGATGCGTCGGGCAACAACCTGATTCGGTATGTCAGGCTTCCACAAGGCGCGAACACGAAGAAGCGGCCTAGCGGTGCCTTTGCGGCGCAACTGCGGCAATTTGACGCACAGCGGGTCTATAGCCTGGACGATGCCTGCATGGTTTTTGGCATCAACCTTGACCGATTGCGCTCTGAAACGGTGGTCCCGCTACGGCGCGAACTAAAGCCACGGTCCAATGCCGCACAGCTTGTTGAGGCACTGGTTACGCCAAATCTGGATGAGCGTAGCTATCATGATCCGCTTTTGAAGCTGACCGCTAGGCTCACTAGCGAGGGCGTGAGGCCCGACACAACCGTTGAGATGGTCACCGGGCTCATGCAGGCCGGGAAGCCCCCTGAAGGGCCGGAATTGCGGCGCTGGGAGGCCCGTGTCCAAGAAATCCCACGGCTGGTGCATGGCGCTCAGAAATTTGCCCCGGAGCCCGCTTTTGAGCCCGGCGAACTGATCCGAACGGCTAACGATGTTGGCCGCGAGTATGAAGACATTGACTGGATTGTGGATGACCTGATCCCCGAACAAGCCGTGGGCATGATTTTCGGTGCGTCTGGCACGTTCAAGTCGTTCATCGCCATCGACCTGTGCTGCCATATGGCAAACGGGATGGACTTTATCGGCAAGGAAACGCGCAAGGCCCCGGTCTTGTATCTGGCTTCCGAAGGCGGCGCGGGTATCTATCGGCGGATTCAGGCTTGGCATAAGCACCACGGCTTGCCGATCTCCGACGACATTTGGCTAGTGACGACACCGCTTATTCTGACTGTGAAGGAGCAGTTAGAAGCGTTGGTTGCGGCCATGCACCGAATGAAGGTGAAGCCCGCCCTGGTCGTGATCGACACGCTATCTCAAACGTTCGCGGGCGATGAAAATTCATCGAACGACATTGCATCCTATATCCGCGCCATCAATACGGACGTTCGGGCACAGTTCGGATGCTCCGCTATCATCATCCACCATACCGGCCACAATGCGTCAGACAGGCCGCGTGGCTCGTCTGCCATGATGGCAAACTTGGACTTCCTGCTAGGCGTGTTCAAGCCTGATCCCGAAGCTCCAACGGCTCGCGTCACGGTCGCCAAGCAAAAGGATGGGGATAGGCTGGAGGACATGTATTTTACAATGGAGCCTATGCCGCTTGGCGTGAACAAGAAGGGCAAGCCCGCGTCGTCCCTGGTTTCGACCTATAACGATGCGCTACGGGCGGCGGGCGGCAAGACCAGCAAGTATGACATTGTGTTAATGAACCTACTCGAAAGCGGCAAGATCGTGTCGGAGGACGACATGCGAAACGCAATCAGAGACGAAGCGGAATGCAGCGCGGCGACTGCCCGCCAAGGCGTCAGGCGCTCGCTTATGAAGCTGGTGAATGCTGGATACGTTCGCCGCGCCGGGACCGACGCCTGGAAAAAGGCATAAAAAAGGCCCCGCCGCCTGGAGGAGAGGACAGGCGACGGGGCGGCGAGGAAAATGTCTATCTCTCAACTCGCGGAGGTCTTTTATACGCTTTCGAGTCTCCGCGCAACGCCATCGCTCGCTTTATTTTGTTCCGGCTAACGGCCTTACGCATCGGCCCGCCTTCTTCCCAGGCTTTGTATGCGGCTTCCCTGCATATGCGGCTAAATTCCTCGGGGTTGTCTTTAACCCACTGTTGCGCGGCCTTGGTGTTAGTTGTCGAGTAGTCCTTTCGCAAAGCGATCAGGGCTTGATAATACACCCTGTCGCCGCGTAGCTTTCCTTTGCTGGACTTGCTGCCCTTATAGCGGCCTTCCG